CAACTGGTTGATTGGCTTTAGTGCTTTGTGTAGGTGCGAAACAACTTTCTTACGATGCTCATCGAGCAATCCCGATGTCACGTATGAAACACTGTCTGCTGTCAATCGAATGCCTGTGTTATTGTGTGTTGATGCAACAGGGCCGCCCACCTTGTCTTGATAGATGTAGAACTCATCTACCTTCTCGATTAGCGTTGCGCCAGTAGCTTCGTCTTTTTTCTTCTTAACTTGCTTGACCTTGCGAATCTTTGTAGCATCGATTGGCCGAACTTCTTGGATACCCAACTTTGGGTTATTCTCGTCAACGACTAAGTGATGGTACATTCTACCATCGACATACCAACGCTTAAACAAATCGTGTCCCATGTCGTTAAAGTTTAACATTGACGTGACATGCTCAAACTCTTCATCAATTGCTTTTTTAATGTTATCGCTTATGTCAATACCATCAAGATTGATTTTTACTGAAGATTCAGTCTCGGAAGAAGATATAGCTTCGTTAACAATATCTTCCAGAGCAGCATCTACTTCTGGATGATGGGAAACAGCTCTGTATTGTTGGATGAGAGTTTTCTCATCTTTTGTTTTATTACCTTCAATATCAACAAATGTTCCATAGTGAGCGCCGGCAGCGGTCACGTACCCTGCACCATCCTCATCAATAGGAGGAACAATGGATGTCAGCTTTTCTTTTTGCTTATTACGGGCTCTTTTAATTTCAAACCCAAATAATTTTACACTATCGTCTGCCATAATAATTCCTAAGAATAGAGTGAGAGGGGCCAATTAAGGCCCCTCTATTTATAGCCCTTAGCTAGTTGTGTCTGCTTCCCAGTACTGAACTTGGAACTCAACAGTGAAACGCTCAATTTCGTTTTCTGTTGCGTAGCTAAGATCTACTGGTGAAACTGCGGTTGGAAAACAACCCCGGAATACATATGTCTTCAATGTCGAACCATCTTTGTCCAGCTGTTCAACTGTCAAGTCTGCTTCGTAATCAACAGGATTGGTCAGACCGGTGTTTGCACTGTGTGCATTCATACCGTCCATCCACCGCTCCAGAGCATTACGCACATTGAAGTCTGTATCGTTAATAACAGTTGGAGTCCACACATCGAATGTGCGATCTCCAGCTAGTTTTACTTGTCGTCCACGGAAAGGCACAATAATTGGTGCAATTGTGGAACCTGGTAACTGAGCTGCTTCACACAAGAATGAAGTCAGTTCTACGTCACCGTTAGCATAACCCGGGAAGTTAATTGTCGCCTTAAATAGATTAGGACGAGCGCCACCACCTCTGAGTTTAGCTTTGAAATCATCAACGCCTAGAATAGCCATTTATCTTCTCCTTACACCGCGCCTACAACTTCTTCGAAGTCAACACCGGTTCTAACAGCTACGAAGTTTAGAGTTACGTAGTTGATCGAGCGAGCTGGCTTGATGAAGATATTTGCAATAAATTCATTTCTATCTATCACGGCTGCCGTATTGTTTGTAGAATCGCAAACAACGCGGAAGTCGGTAATGCCACGGCGACCTTGGATTTCTCTCAAGAACGGCTCCACAACATTAACAAATTCTGCACGTGTAAATTCATCATTGAACTCAAACATTACATTCTTTGCAGCGCGGGCAATTGCTCTTTCGATAACCAAGAACAATCTACGTACGTTAATACGGTCGAAAGCACTGGGGCGACCCAAATATGTTTTGTCGCCAAACAACAGAACACCTTGGCCTGGAATATTTACAACGGGGTTGATACCTGCTTTGTACAGAGTATCGCGTTGCGATTTAGTCGGCGAATAAGCAAGTGCTGTAACGCCAAAGTACTGACCGCGTCTCTGGCCTGCTGGTGAGAACCAAGCTGCAGACTGCAGATCTGTTGAAGCCATTACACCTGCTGTTGTAGATGCGGCAGGAATAAAGATGTATCCATCGTTGTACTTATCATAGACTTTCAAGTAATTGTTATCAATTACAAGATAAGATGTAGCATTGAAACCTGCAACTGCTGTTGTAGATGCAGTAACTGGATCAGCGTTGTTGATTACAGCTGCTCTGTTTGGAGAAGCTACAACAATGCAATCCTTACGAAGGTTCTTTGCAACACCTGACAGATAGTTAACAACAGTTGTTTGATCAACTGACGAAGCCATGCCTGGTGCAATCAAGAAATCGACCTGAACAATGTCTGGATCGTCATACAAACCAAACCCTGTCAAGAATTCAGATGTTGTAAGTGCAGCGGAATCCACACCCAACGTCATTGACGAATCCAAGTGAGTAGCGGAAGCGTTGAATGTAACACCCGCAGCAGCTGAGCCTGCATTTGTGAAAGCAGCTGCACTATCCCACGATCCGAAGAAAATAAAGTTAGATGCGTTGTTAATAACATTTGCGACATAGTTATCTGTGCCATCTGCAGTACGTGCATCTGAAGCGACAGAGAGATAAGCATACCGCTCGAGGATGGTACCTGGGGTACCTGAGAACTTACCGTCCTCATCAATCACCACTACGTGAACTTCGTCGTTGGAACCAGTACGAGTTGATGCGTATGAAGAAGTGCTAGGAGCACCATCAAACTCATTTGCGTATGTCCAACCAGCAAAGTCGCCATTAGCGGAGATCATTGAAACTTTTAAACTGTTACCCAGTGCGCCTGGGTACCTTGCCATCCAAAGACCGACGTTAGTTTCACCCGAATCTGTGCCGAGTGTTAATTGGTCGTAATGATCTTTGTTACGGACTTGAATGTTATTTGCGCCAGATGCGTTAGCATTTACAGCTGCAGCTGTTGCTTCACGAACAACAAACATGCTACCAGAATATGTTAGATACTGGGATGCGGAGATGAAGTCAACCGCAGTTGTGGCGGAAGGTGTCGCAAAGATCTCAGCAAGAGTAGCCTCTGAATCAACCAGAGTTCTTTGTCTAACTGGACCCCAGCGAAAATTCCCTACGAAAGCACCGGTTGTCGATTGAACATTAGGCACATAGCCCGAAAGATCAATCTCTTTTACGGTGATCGCAGGAGATGCAGAGGGACTTGATATTGCCATATCTCTTTTCCTTTGAGTTGAATGATAAGAAT